TCCTTTTACCGTTTTCTGCATACCTTGTTCATCTGTTTTGATATGTCTTGGACTGCATTTTCCTATCGCTGTTGCAATACATCGTATACACCCTTGTACAATATCGCTTGCATAAATATCATTACCAAATTGCGAAAATATAGGTGTACTACCATTCATCATATTGATATAATGATATTTTTTTTGTTGTTTACTACGAAATCTATCCAATATACTCAATTTTTCACCTCCTATCTGTTTACAAAGTCCATAAATTCCTTTTTATATCTGTCCAGCATAACATAGCACATTATCATTGTAACTGCTCCATCAATACGTTTATTGGCATTATCCAGTGTTTTTTTAGGCATAATTCTAGCAAATTTATCTATACTACAAGCTGTATTCTTCAAACAATAAATATCTAACGGATTTTGATTATAATTGACAATATTACCTGTTTTTAAATCTGCTTCTAATAGTTTCATAGGTGTAGAAAGTGTTTGATAATCTTGTGCTACTTTTTCTGTATCAAATCCATAATATTCCATTTCATTTACAAATGATTTTGCATTCCATCTATCATGTCCTTCTTTCCACACTCTAATATTATACTTTTGATACAATGAAACATACCATTGCACTACCATACTATAATCTACTTCATTACTGGGGCATATTGTCAATAAATTTTGTTTTGCCATTTCAAAATAGTCAATACCATCTTGTTTACTTTGTTCTATTTTAGACTGTGGTATAAAATAATGCTGAAAAAAATATTTCTGTTTTTGTCCTTTTTTCATCAAAAGTATTCTAGCACTTGTTAAATCTGTTGTTTCAGACAAGTCTGTTGCAGCTAGTGCAAAACAATTTTGAAATTCTTCTATATCAAATTTCAAATTATTTTTAATATCTTTTTCTAACAACCACGTTTCTACACTATTTTGTTTGATATTAAAATCTTTTGACAATGTAAATATTCTGTCTGCTTTTGATGCCTGTGCCTTTCTTAATTCTTTTCGTAAATAGTCATATTTTTTGATTGTGCCTAAACTTGGATTTGCTTTTTTCCAACTATTTTCATTTTGATATATTTCTTGTTCACTATCCATAGTATATAACCAAGATAACAATTCATTGTCTTCTCTTTCTCCCTTCAAAACTTCTCTTGCATATTTTAGTTCATTATCTAAATAGCCATTTTCAACAAATCCTTCTGTAGTAATGTTTATAAATATAGGTTCGTCTTTTGAAGATTGTGATTGTTCAATGCTTTTAGCAATGATATTGGATTTCATTTCGTGGCTTTCGTCTAATATTGCTAATTCTATATTTCTACCTTCTTTGTTTTGTGTTTTTTCAGAAAGTTTTGTAATAGTGCTATCATTTTTTAAATGAAATATACCTTTTAAATTTTTATGGGTATATTTTTGTTTGGTATCAAATTTTGCTCTCATATTTGCAATCTCAGAAAATATTAAATTTGCTTGTGCATCATCATTGCTACTACATACAATATCACTTCCTGCATTGCCTATCATAAACTCTGCAAAACAAATTGCTGCACAAAATGTACTTTTACCGTTTTTTCTTCCTACAAGCAATATCAGCTTTTTAAATCTCCTAAGTGTTGTATCTGCAAAATAAAAAGAGTAAAACACTTCTATTACAGCCTTTTCCCACAATTCCAATAAAAAAGGTTTTCCGTGAAAAGGGCTTTTGGTATGTTTTACAAATTTTTGTATAAAATCAATTCTTTTATGTGCTTTTGTCATATCATAAATGTATCTATCGTCACATAAATCACAAATACAATTTTTAAGACATTGTAAAAGTTCTTCTCCTATAATAACACTATCGTCATTATCATCTATTGCTTTGTTATAATATTCTAAAAAATAAGAGTGTTTTCCATTGATGGTACAATTTTTTATATCATACATTACTATCACTTTCTTTTAGCCATTGGTCAAAAGCATTTTCTTGTTCATTATCCAATTTATGAAGTAGGGAATATAATTGCTTGATATTGAGTGCATAAATATTTGCTGTTCTTCTATATTCATTTGCAATCGGTAATGCTTTTTGTTTTGTATTATCTTTTGGGTGTATTAGTAACATTCCTGTTTCTGACATAATTTCTCTCATTTCGCACAATGTTACTTTTTGATAAGCGGTTTCTTCTAACAATCCACTTATGAAGTCTAATTCTTTTTGTTCTAATTCTGAAAAAATTTGTTTTAACTTTTCAAATTCTTTTTGTATTTCTGCTTTTCTGTCCATTTTTTCACCTTGATTTCATTTTTAGAGTTTGTGTATAAATGATGTAGAGGGCTACGGTCTGTAGCATAAACATAAAAAAATAGAATAGGGGGGTTAAGGCGTAAAATTTTCAAACCATTTTTCAATATATTTTTTGTATTCTCCTTTTTGATATTGTCTTTCATCATTACAATATTCTAATCTTTGTAAACATTCTTCTTTTGTTGCTTGCATATATATTAGTTCTGCTGCTAATTCTTTTGCTGCTGTTTCTCTGTCACGTTTATTTGCATAACCACCTATTACCCAAGCATTTTTAAATTTACCATATCTTGTTTTAATCTGGTCAAACAAATGATTTTTAAGTGCAAAAACATTGTATGATAGCAATGAAGGTTTATCATATTGTGGCAAAAAAGAAATTGCTTCAAATAATCTGTCAAAAGATACTACAATATCTCCTCTTGTCATATGTTGTTTTACATAAGTGTTTTTCCCTGAAAAAGGTGCACCATAAACTAAAAATACTTTTTTGTTTACACTTGTAAATCTGCCGTGTTTTTTATTATGACACTCGTGACAAGCGATTTTTAAATTGTCAGCATTTAAAGAAATATTGACATCATTTACATTTTCTTTTGTCAGTTCTTTGATGTGGTCAACTTCTGCATCTCCAAATGTTGAAATTACTTTACCACAATATTCACATACAATATTGCCATTTGTTTTTTGGCTTCTTTGTGCAATCACATTTCTTCTGACACTATTCCATTGTTTGCTGTTATAAAATTGTTTTATTGTTTGCCACATTACCACATTTTCCCTTCTGCTTCTTTTTCTTTTAATTTCATAGCCTTTTTATCATTTTCTACTTTATGAGGATTATCCTGCCATTTCTTTTTTGCTGCATTGATTAAAAAGAACTTTGCAGCCTGCACATCAGCAGGAACGTGTACCTTTTTATTGACTTGTTGCAATTCTTCTTTTTCCCACTTTTTACCCTTGTCATCATATCCTGTTTGTTTTACTTTGATATAGTCTGTTGTTTCATAGTCATAGCCCTTTGCCCTTTCAAATAAAGAACGTTCTATCTGTTCCACTTGTGTTTTTAAAGTATTACGCTTTACCATAGCACAGTGTTTCAAAAGTGCTAAAAGTGCTACATTTTGCCCTTTTATTTTCCTAAAAGTGGAATATCCTATTCCCAAAAGTTCTGCAATTTCTGCTTCTGTTAGTCCCTGTAATGCCCATTCTTCAATGGTTTTAAGGCTTTTCATTATTTTTTGTTCTGCCGTTTCTGCCATACTTCCACCTCCTCAAAAAGTAGCACTTTTTTGATTTAGCTGCTCCATTTTTTGAAATTAAAAATTTTTGCTGAAATATTGCACAAAAATAGCCACAAAGTAGCAGAAACACGTACTTTTTGGCATCTTATTTTATTTTTGTTATATTTAACATTTTATAATAAACTGTTAAATATATTTTGTTGCAGCATTATAATGTAATTTTCTTTTCTATTACTTTCTCTTTTTACTGTAACTTATATTTTTAAAACAACTCTCTAAAAAAAATAGTTTGTCACTTTTCCACAAATGGTAATTGACAAACTAAATCATCTTTACATTTTTGGTCTATGCCAATGTAACGTTTTGTAATAGAAATATCTGATTGATTTAATAACTCCTTTATTGCTACCACATCTTTGCTGTTTTGATATAGCCAATAGCCAAATGTTTTACGCAATGTATGACAGCCTATATTTTCTGTATAACAAAATGCTTGTGCTGCTTCATTGAGTATTTGCCACACTCTTACTCTTGTGATAGGCTTGGGCGGTTTTCTGTTATTAGGAAAAACATATTCGTAATTACTTTTGCCTTCACAATATTTCTGAAATATCTTTTTCAATTCTGGATGTATTATAATATCTGCTTTTTTATTTGTTTTGCTCTCCAGAAAACAAATGCGGTCTTTGTTTTTGACATCTCTCACTTTCAAAGGCAATATATCCCCTATACGCCTGCCTGTATATATTCCCGTCCAATACAATACATAATCTCTTTCGTTTTTCTCTCTCAAATAGTCCCCAAAATCTAATACTACACTATAATCTGTTAACGGTTTTACTTCACTCACATACACATTCCACCTTTCCTATAAAAAAAGCCCTGCAATAGTTACTATTGCAAGACTTGACCTATTTCCACGTTTTTAGTATAACATAAAACATTGTATAAAAGTGTACAGTTTTTGTACAAAAATGTACAGACTTTTAATGTCAATCAAATATATCTTCTTCTTGTGCTGCCCAGTACTTCTCAATGCTTTTTTTCATTGCTACACATTTGTCATAATCTATCATTTTTTTATTAAATAAACTAGAAGTCATTCTTAATAAATGTTTAGCAAAATATTCAATGTATTTTGCAGAATTTATAATATTATTTTTATCATCTTGATAGATAAAATGTCCCTTTGTTTTTATTATTTTTATTAAATCTTTTTCATATTTTTTAAAAATATTATCACTTATGTTATAACAAAAATGACTAAAAATATCAACATCTTTCTTAAATAATATATTCAATATAAAAATATTATATTGAATATGTATTCCAAAAACTTTGTTATTTTCTATAATTACCTCAATAAAATCACAGAAAAATTCTAATCCTTTTTTTAGTTTAATTAAATTTTCGTCAAATTGTTTAAAATATTTGTCTTGATAAGAAGAATTATAATATTGTATGAATTTGTTTACTATATCATATATTATATAATTTTTTATATCTTTTGGCATATCAAAGCAAAAATCTAATACATTTATATAATGTTCTATGTCTTTCCCTGAAAGTATTCCTTCTATTGCTTTTCTACTTTTTTGTTTACAAATAAAACAAGCTGTAAAATATTCACTAAATGATTTATGTGTCCATCTGCAATATTCTCCTTCTTTTATAAAAAATGGAACTGATTGTAAAATATCTTCTAAAAAATCTTTTGCTTTTATTTCTTTATCTTTTATTTCTTCATCTCTAAATACTTTTTTCAATGATTTTTCAATA